GCAACTTCAAACGGAAAATCGACATTGTTCCACGCATAATAAAAAGGCTGCAATTGCGCGACTGTTAAAAAAGGTTCCCAATTATCACGCACCCAAGCTGAAGGCACCGCCGAAACATTGAAACCAGTCTTGGCACCTTTTCGAATTAACGAACGGCCAAGAAAATCGCCGCCGTCTGCACGACTGTTAACAAATTTGTCATTGAAAGCAAGGTTCGGGGGCGTCCAACCAGTTTCAGGGCCACCAAAAACGCGCGTTGTCGGACCAATAAAAGCTTGACCAACAATTAATGTTTGAGTGATATTAATGCCAGTGAAAACCAACCGCCAAGTCGGGTGACTTTCAACATCAAAAATGAAAAAGATTGCCTTGTTATTTGCGGGCGTATTTTCACTGCCTGCAATGTCAGTAAAAATTACGCCGTCGTCACTGTGCTGCAATTTTACGGTGCCGCCAATGTCGCCAAGATTGTGCTTAAATAAAGCGTATCCGCTTGCCGCTTCAGCAGTCAAAAAAGTAACGGTAATTGTGTTCTGTCCGACAACACTGGTTCGCCAACCGCCGAAATATGTTAAAAAATTCGTAGCATTTTCAACAGGAAACCCCACGTCTTCAGCACTGGCGGCAACAACACCGTCACTGCGCAGAAACAAAGAATCAAAACCAAGATATGAATTGCCTGCAACCCAAGTGCCACCTGTACTTACTACAATTCCCATTTTCTTTAACTTCCTGTGCCACTGCCTTCAGGGTCAACGTTCAAATTAACACCGTCGCCAAGTTGGTCATTTATACTCATAATTAATTTACGCGTGTCGTCAGCACTTATAAGCCCGCCTTCATTCAAGCCGTCAATATTAATATCAATTCGTTGCGCCACGCCACCGGGGCCACCTTGACCAGCAAGCAACGTGTCAAGCGGTATCCCGCCTGCACCGCCAACGGGGCGGTCGTTAATTGTCGGCGCGCTGCCTGCGGCGCTTGGTGTCGTGCCGCCGCCGCCACCTGAAAACTGTGTGCTGCGGATTGCCTGAATTTGTGCAAGCCCTGCCGCCGCCGTAATTGCAGCCATTGCAATATTTATCGGGGCAGGATATTCGGCCAAGCTTCGGGTCACACCCTGCGCCGTATTGATAACAGCGTTTGCAAGCGCAGCAATTTTATTAACTTTGAAAAGTGCCTTGTTGCTTTGTGCAACACCTTGCGTCAATCGGGCCGCTTCAGACAAAGCAAACTTTGTTTTATTCGTAGCAGAAAGTGCGCTGAATTTTTCGCTGGCAGTCAAACCCTTTTGCTCTATTGCACGGCGCGCCGCAACAAAAATTTCGTCCGCTGCAAGAAACTTTTCACGAAATTGTTCTTCAGTTAAAAGTTTTTCCTGAAGCAACAATTCAAGTTCTGCAACTTTCAAAGCGTCATTTTCAACCAAAATTTCAAGTTCAGTGCGGTTCGCCTCACGAATTCTTTCAAGCAAGTTTTCGCGGTCTTCAAAATCTTTGCGTTCTTTCGCAGCTTGAATTTCAGCTTGCTTCAATGCGAGTTCTTCGCCCGCAGTCAAAACCTTTTCTTGAAGTGCTGCGTTGGTCTGGTCAACAACATCAAGAATTGGTTCTTTATAGAACGCATCCATATTTGCTTTAACTTCGGCAGCCAAGTCAGGGTTAAATGTATTTGCTGCAAAGTCGCCAATGTCGATAAACTCGCTTTCTAAATCGCTTTTAAGTTCTTCGAAGCCAAGCGCAATCAGTTCAAAGTCACCTTCAAACGCGGCAACAATGGCGCGGCCAACAAAACCAAGCACGTCAGCAATTGCGTCAAAAATATTTATTAACACATTGCCTGACACTGCCAGCGTTTTCAAAGTCGCGCCGAAAACTGAAAATTGTTCGTCAGCTTTGTTTATACCTTCGCTGCCACTGACCGCAGTAATTGCGTTAAAAATATCTGTGAATGCCTGAATGGTGTCGCGCAACACAGGCAACATACCGTTGCCAAGATTCAATTGAAACGCTTCAAACGCAGACTGTAAACGTTTAATGTCGCCGTCTAAATTATCAGTACGCTTGCTGGCTTGGTCGTATGCTTCGCTTGTAGCTGTTACCTGTTGTTCAACTTTGTCAAGCACGTCGCGTTGCTCAATCAAAATATCCGCAGTTGCAATTTGTTTTTCGCCAAAGAGCGCAACTTTTTCAGTAACACTTAAATTCGCGTCGGCAAGATTATCTAACGCCTGATTAATACCGACAACAGCAGGGTTAAATTTGTCTTCAGCTTGAACCTGAAGCTTGACCAATACTGACCGCAACCGCGAACCGGCTTCACTTCCCTTAACGCCCGCAGCGGCAAGCGCCTGAATGGCCGCATTTGTTTCTTCAAATGAAAGACCCGCAAGTTTTGCCACGGTGCCCGCATTTTTTAACGCTTCACTTGTCTGGTTTATTTCAGACGAACCGAATTTTGCGCCCGCTGCAAGTATGTTTATGAACTTGGCCGCGCTGTCAGCACCTTCACCAAATTGGTTTAATGATTCACCAAGGGCGGTTGCCGCTTCGGGCAGTCCAATGCCAGCGGCTTCAGCCAGTATTACCGCCGCGCGTGTCGTTTCGTCAAGAGCCTTAACGTTGTCAAGTAAGTCGGGTTTGGCGCTGGCAATAAGCTTGAACGCTTCAGCGGCTTGCGAAGCCGTCAACGTTGTTGTGCGCCCAATTTCTTTTGACGCTTCAGTTAAAAATTCTAGGTCTTTTCCCGCTGCGCCAGTGATTGCCGCCAAATCAGAAATTGATTTTTCAAATGCTTTTATCTTGACGATTGAACCGGCGAACACCGCAACCGCGCCCGCTGCCGCCGCGAGCGCACCAAATTGTTTTAACTTTGCGGTAACACCGCCAATGGCGGTTTCGACTTTCTGCGCAGACTTGGAAATACCACGGTCTTCGCCCCTTAACAGCAGTCGCCCTGTCCAAGTCCTGTCTGCCACTTTTATTTATTCCTTTCGCTCAGTGCCTTGTGATTTGCGATTGTTTCCATTGCATCAACGAACAAATTCGGTTGGTCTAACCAACCCCCGGCCAGCGGCAAAATATGCACCTGATATTGATTATAAATTCTTAATAACTGAACACTCCGAGCAGTGACCATCTGCCGCAAACAAACTGAACTGCTAAAATCAATTTCAGGTATGTACCATTTTGGAAACCCTGCATCAAAATTTTCGTCGCAATCACATTTACCGCAGTTGAAAGCCTTTGCGTTGGCTTGCACTTCAACTGCGATAATCAGTTTTTTTCGTCGTCCTCATTCAAGAAAGAAATCGAAATTGCGTGCGCGCCAACTTCGGCAATTATTTCAATCGGAATTGCTTTAACGTTATGCCGCGTACACTTCAACGGTTTGTCATTTACGCCAAGCACATTTTCCCATTCCAAAATTGAAATTTCCATTGCGCGGTATAACCCTTCGGGGGATATGCCGCCGCTGTCTTTATGAAACGCTTGAATCTCAACCATTTGTTTCGAATCAAGCGGCCTCACTTTGAACCGCGCCGCATCCTCACTTTCTTTTTGAGAATCCGGCGTAAACCATTCCGGCACAAGGCCGGTCAGTGCTGTAATACTCATGTCGTGCGCCCTTTTTGCTGTCGTGCTTTTTTATGTGAAAGTTAAATTAACTTCGTCGTCACCTGTACTTTCCGCAAACCCAAGCGGAATGTCATAGGTTCTTATGCCGTCCCTGTCGCCCGGTGAAATATCCTTGTTGTATGCAACCGGCATATCGAATTGAATGCGGTTGCCAAGCACAGAACCAATTACACCCGTTGTCACTGCAAGCTGCGTACCGTCTTGCAAATCCGTAAACGGATCGTCAGCCGCAATCAAATCAGCTTCAGGGTCGTAACTGCCTTGCACGTCGCGCTGCGTTATTCTCACTGTCGAATAACCGTCAGTTGCCGACATGTCTGGCGGCGTTGCAACCGTGTTCGACATATCAAACGTTAAAGCATTTAT